AAAGTAAGCATCACGGAACCAAACATCTTTGGTTGCTTTCAAGTGATTGATATCAATGTTGAAAGATGCTTTCATATCATTGAAAGTTTTACCTGTGTATGAAGTATGAAATACAATACCCATTTGTGCAGATAGCATACTTCTTGCTAATGCGCTATCACTAGGCACAGCATACACGATTGTGTTTGGTTGAAATGTAATGTATGATTCGCCTTCAATGCTTTGCTTCTTCAAGTCGCCTTTAGCGAACATCATATCACCTTGAAGAACGCCAGTGATTCCCAGTTTTGGTAGATATCGCAAAGCAACTTTTAGTTTAGCATTCAATCCTTCTGATGGATGATTGTTGTTAATATCAGCATCTGTGTAATTCAATTTTGGATTTACATTGAATACGCCTTTGGTGCCAACAAAGAATTTGCCATTGTCTGGATTGATACCAGCAAATACAGCAGGTGCACCATCCCATTTTGTAGTGACATTTACTTTTGATTCTGCATGACCAGCAAGCATATCACGCAATGAACGAAGGAAAGCAATAGCATCTCTTGCGCCAGCAACACCACGATTTAATACTTCATCCTCAATGTGTTCAAGATGAAGATTGGCGCCTTCTTTCTTTACGCCTTCTGTTAGGAATTCTGTGAATTTCATATATTCAATTTAATAGTGCAAACATTAGGGGACCAGCTTCAACATAATTTCTCATATAGGGACGATAAACTTTACCACCTTTGCTGTTTGATGATGCCGCTTCTACCTTGACTCTAATTTGTAACAATAAATTTGATTTAGTCTCAGAACCAGCGTAGAGTTGAACTAATGGATCACCGGTTTCTCTAAATTTTGCTTTTAAATTGCTTTTTTTCAACTGCTCAGTATAAACTTTTGTAAAATCTTTATTAAATTGTAATTGTTTAAATTTACTGCCTTCAAGTTTAACAAGTTCAATTGATGCGTCACCTTTTGTAGCACCCTCAAAAACTAACTTTGTTAAGTTTAAAAAGAATGCGTTATCTTCAGAATTGATTTTTGCTTGCATTTGTTTTGCCGCTTCTTTGTATACAATGGCTGCGGCAGATTTGACCATATCTTTAAATTCATTTAATCTAGCATTTTCACGACTTGAAAATAATTCTTTCTTGTCGTAATCTTTAATCTCTGTTAAATACGCATTTTTTAATTTTGATATATCTAATTTAAGAATTTCTTCCCAAATTTTCTGTTGTTTTTCAAATTCATCTCCAGACACTTGAGCAAACTGTTCGCCTCCAGCCACTTTCAAAGAAATTTGTCTTGTATATGGCTTGCCATTAATAGTAACTTTAATATCAGCCTTTGTACCTTTCTGGTCACCAACACCGTCCGATAGAATTCTAACTGTATCAATCTGTCCATTTAGCGCAAATTTAATAACATCATCCGTCCATGTTTTTTCAACATATAATATAGCAGAATCATATAAATCTTTTACTACGGATCGGTTTTGTTTTTTACTCAATAACATGGCGGCCGCTTCTGGTAATGCAATAGAAAATTGAATTACATCTGTTGCATAAGTACTTTTAACGGCAACAATATCTTTAACTTTAAATTCAATCATACGATTAACTTTAAAAAATTCGTCTAAAACATGGTCAATCATTTGCACAGTTATTGGTGCATTTTTATCTTTTAATGATTTTGGACGATTTGCAAATTTTGCAACAAGAGCGGCGCCCAAAATACCCTCGGCGGCATCGCCCCTATTGAATTTATGAATTTCGTCTGCCATATTATTATTTTCCTTGTTTAATGCATTTATTTATATAGAAAAAATTACCTATACACGGACTCCTTCAAACTTGGAATTGAACTTCCTCTCACGATTACCAAAAGTATTCAGTGGCTTATCGTCTGGAATCTGACCAGAATCAACTATAGACTGCGCTGAATCTTCTACATCATACAGTTTCATTTTGGCTCTATCAACACCAATAACAAACTTCTTGTTTGCACTAGGATCATTATAACGATTCTTCAACTGTTTGACCATGATTTGATTCAATTGTTCCAATTCTTCCGTATTAATTAGAGCAAACATAAAGTCGGCAGTCGCTGGCAAACCAAAAGATTCTGAGGTATCAGTCAAGTCAACATCGGAATTACTGAAACCAGACCTTGTAGTTTGTGTAGCTGAAACAACTGGCACATTAAATTCTACAGCGAGCCCACGCAATTCTTCCGCAATAGCTTTAACATAGGTGTACGAATTTACATTTGCACCTTGTTTCAACCTAGATGAAGAACAAATATTCAGATAGTCAATGAAGATAATCTTTGGGCGAAAACTCTTTTTCAATTGCAATTCATTCAACAAAGACCTAAAGTGCATAGAACTGGCACTTGCAGTTGGATATTCTTTGATGATTAGTTTGCCTTGAGTTTTACTTTTCACACCTTGAAAACGCTTTTCATAATCTTCTTTGCTTATCAAATGCAAGTCATCAAGTTTAATGTTCAGAAGGTTCGCATCAATACGTTCCGCAATTCTTTCTTCAGCCATCTCCATCGTAATGTAGAGTACATCATAGCCTTGCGATATACAACCAGCAGCCATGTGGCACATGAACAAACTTTTTCCCACGCCAGTTCCGGCAAGAGCGATATTAAGCGTCTTGTTAGGTAGACCACCTTTTGTGATTTTGTTAAAGAAATCCAAATCAAAGGGGATTCGTTCTTCTTTGCGATGGTAGAATTCAAATCGTTCTTCATAATCATTTATGTAATCGTGACCAACATTTCTATCAAATGAAACACCAAGAGCATCAGAAAGAATCTTTGGAATTTCACCTTTTGCTTTGGTACTAAACTTATCATCTAGGATTGTAACCGATTCCATGATTGCATTATACAATGCTTTATCTTGGCAAAACTTTTCTGTGTGTTCAGTCAGCCATTGAATATCAGTTGGATCATCTTTGTTTGCTTTGATATCACTCAAAATTTGGATTGAGTTGCGGACCTGTTCTTCGGTGAGTTTCTTGCTTTCGGTGAAGTTAATCACCAGTGCTTCATAAGTTGGAAGATTTTTGTATTTTTCTACAAATTCTTTTATCTCATTGTAGATGGTTCGTTCATTGTTATCTGAGAAATATTCTGTTTGAATGAACGGTAATACCTTACGTGCGTATTCATCATTATATATCAGATTCTTCAGAATAGAGAGTTCTAGTCGGTTCAATTTGTTTTTCCGTTAAAATTAATTCTGTTAGTATGTCACCTAACATTGTAACAAAAGTTGCATCTTCTGTCAATGCATCCTTGTCATATTTCATCAAATTAACCACATGGTAACCAAACTTAAGTTTAGCCATGTTAAGTTCCTCTGTTACAGATGCATAGGTATAATAGTATACAACACCAGCATAGTCACCCCGGAGGATTTCTATGCCAGTTAAATCTGTATCTTCAAAGTCGTGAAGTTTAAAGTCTACGCTTTCTTTAAACTTCTTCGGTTTCTTCCAAAACATCATTTTGCCCCATAATGTTTCCGTAAGAGATTTCATATTTCTTCCTCACAAAATCTTTGAAGTCCTCGCTTGCAAGAATTTCACCCCAAAATTCTTCATTCATGGTATCAGCAAGGCGTTTCTTATCACCCATTTCGCCAGTTTCTTTGTCAACTTTACAGTACCAGCCATTGGTTGGTTTAAGAACATGACCAGATTCAAGTGCAATATCAATTAAACCAGACCATTTGTTAATACCGCCATCATAAGATACACTAACAGGAATCTTAGATTTCTCACGGACATACCTAGATTTCTCTACATTGATAATGAAGTTGTAGCCAGTAATTTCTGTGCCATCTTTTTCTTGTTGGCGACCGATGATGAAGATGTTATCAGCAGAGTAGTATGAACCAGTACCACCACCAACGATATCTTTTGGATACAAACCAATCTCTTTGTAAGTGTGATTCACAACGACCATTGGAATATCTTTTAGATTCAAGTGAGGTGTGACCATACGGAACAAACTCTTTACTTGTTTCGCTCGGCTCATGTCAGCAACCGATTTACCCTCAAGTGCATCTTCAACTTCTTTCTTGGAAGCTAAGTTGCCGATTGAATCAATGATAATCATTACTCTATCATTACGCTCAATACCTTCCAACTGTTTCATTATGTCGAATTTGAGTTGTTCAATATCTGTAAGAGGAGTATGGAGCACCCGCTCTGTGTCAATACCAAAAGTATCAAAATAAGACTGCGGAGTACCAAACTCTGAATCGTAAAAGATAAGAACTGATTCTTCATATTTGTCCATGTAAGATTTAGCCATCAACAAACTAAATGCAGTCTTAAAGTGCTTTGATGGACCAGCCCACATTGTAAGACCGGGCGTTAGACCACCTTCTAATTTACCAGATAACGCAACATTCACCATAGGAATGGATGTTGGTATCATATCTTTCTCAGTAAAGAATTTTGACTTAGATAGAATAGCACTATCTTTAATCGTAGAATTCTTTTTAATTTTGTCCAATAAACTCATAATTATCCTTTAGAAAAAATCTGCCAGTGAACTTGTTTTCTCTGATTGCCAATTCATACAATCAAGAATGATTTTGATTGGATCAAGAAACGCTTTTTCGAATTGTAACTCATAATCAATGTAATTGTCAAGCCCAAATTCAGTTGGTAGGCGTGTCGGATACGATATTACCGTATCGTTGATTGGGTTAGGTTGAAGCAAGTAGGTGAATTTAAGTTTCTCACCTTCTTGAATCATTGGGTACTTATTAGATAAATCGTTTTTCTTAACTAGGTAATTATATAGCAATGCACCCTTAACGTGAATCGGAGTACCCTTAGTATATATTTGCGCTTTGTCTGTATATGTCTTCAAACCATTGACGGATCGAGGAAAAGATATTTCTTCAATCGGCAATGTTCTAAACTCTTTGCGGAAGTCTGCAATGAATTCTTGCACATCATCTTCAGTACCAGTTACCATCAACTTGATAACTTGTTTCATCTTATCACGAATAGAAGATGGAGTAGAAGACTTCACCATTTCAAGCCCCATGACTTTCATATGCGGCTCTGCATACTGAACGCCTTCATTATTAAATACATTTAGAATGTACCGCTTCTTTGCTGTCCAAATACCTTTGTTAGACAACCCTTCACGTTTCATTTGCATTTTTTGGGAATATGCGTTGACATACGTAGCAAGTTCTTGATAAGAGTTATCAATATATGGTTGAATCTTATCTTCACAGACACGGTCCATGAAGGAGATAAGTTGGTTAACATCCGTTTTCTTTGAATACACTTTATCAACCAACTCACCAAGCCGGAGATAAATTGAATCTGTGTCTGAGGCAATAACATAATCTACATCACTAGTCTTTAATAGGCTATTCATGTACTCATTAATCTTATGTTCAATCCAACGAATTGAAAGTTGACCAGCAGAGGTAACACCAAGAGCCATACGCAAATCATAAAATCTAAAATATTGTGAACCCATCGCACCATAAGCTGAATTCAACGAAACTTTTTTAGCAAGTTGTAGATTATCATATCGTGCAATCTTCTTTTCTAGTTCATGTCTTTTAGATTCATTTGTTTCTTTTTCGTATTCCTGTTTAGCAGAAATCATCATCTTCTTAAACTTCTTACGGTCTTCATACATTTCTTCCAACATCTTAGGCAAGAAACCTTGCTTGTCTGTTCGGAAGAATTGACCATTCGGCGTAATGGTGACACCTTGTAGTTTTGAAGTATCAACTTCTTTGATTAACATTTTATCAACATTAACACCATCAGAAATAATCTGGCGCATGTTGTCATCATAATCTTTCACTTCAACAATTGTTTCTGGAGAAATGTTGTACTGCATCATCAAATGTGGATACAAAGAATTCAAGTCAAACGATGCAACATAATCATGCACACCAATTTGTGGATCTTTTACATAAGCACCTTCAAATGCACCATCTTTAACGCTCACCTCACGTGGCGGAACAACAATGTTTCGCTCAAGCAAATAGTTATAGATGATAGCATCCCACATACGAGTTTGTGCAAACACATCATTGTAGTTTGCTTTTGTATCATACGCAAGAGTCAAGGCCAATTCAATCAACTTCAGTTTGTCTTCAAGTTTAAGAATCAACTCAACGTCTTTAATGTTGTACTCAATAAACTTTTGATAGTTAAGTCTATACAATTGATGCAAATTTTCAAATTCATCATAAGAAATCTTACCTTCACCCAACTCAACTTGTGCGATATTGTCCAAGCGATATGAATCTTGTGATTTACCACCAGGAGCATACCAGCGATACAATTCAATGTAGTCTAATGATGAAACGCCATAGATATCATATTCCAAGGCCTCACGCCCACGGACGGTTAGCTTTCGCTCTGTGATATAACCCCAAGGCGAAAGTTTCTTCATTTCATCTTCACCAAGAATTTTGGCAAAACGATTAATCAAATATGGGATATCAAAGAAGCGAGTATTCCAACCAGTAATGATATCTGGAGTATTATGTTGCCAATCTTCTAGAAATCTTTTACAGAGGTCGTATTCATCTCTACACTTTATGTAAGTAACATCATCACGGGAGTTATTAAAACTACCGCAACCATATACTTTCATATCAGCACCAATAGTTTTTACTGCGATTGCCGTGATTGGCTCATTTGCTTTGTATGGGTCAGGAAAGCCATTCTCTGAGCCGACTTCAATATCAATGACTGCGATATTAATTTTGGCTTGATCCCAATCAATTGCGCCTTTGAATTCATCAGCAATATAGGCATATTCATAACGTGTGTTTCCATAAATCTTAAAGTTCTCAACATCTTCATATCGTTTAATGAAGTCTCTACACTCTCGGATAGATCCAAGTTTAATCTCTTCCAATGATTCTTCATGGAGAGTTTTCCATTTCGTTACTTTATTAGAAGGCAAAAACATTGTAGGCGTGTAACCCACGCGGAGTTTTACACGCCTACCGTTTTCTACGCCTCTGTAAAGAATGTTGTTGCCAACACAAATCACATTAGTGTAAAAATTACTCATTAAAATTTAGGAATAGATGATGCGATTTGAATACCAGAGCCGAAGACTTGGTTGTATTGATTTGTTAAATCGGTAACTGGTGTGGTTACAGTTAGAACATCCGAAGATGAAAATTTAACGCCAGTAGAAAACTCTACGCAGAAATCTAAGAATGGGGAGAAGCCCATCATTGGACCATCTTTAGTTGGCTGTACAATAACCTGTACAGGTTGCTTTACGGTATATTCACCGCCACTATACTCAACATCACCAAGAATGGTTTGATTTGTTTTGAAAGTAATAAGTTTCAAACTCATACTTTAACCCTTTCCTCTGCAAAAAAGGTTTTCAATGTTACCCACTTCTTGGGGAACAACATTTCACGACCGCGGAAGTCGGCCATGTCTAGGGTTGGGTCATTAACTAGACCAATAAGTTCAACCATATTGTCAAACTCTCGCAGAACCAGGTCATACTTGTATGCCTGGAGTTTGTTTTCAACTGCCATTTGATAGGCGAGTTTTGATGTATTGATATTAATCAATTTCAATATTACTCCATTGTTTAAGTTTTAAAAATTTGTTTTGCTTTGCTAACATCAATTCTTTCCAATTGACACCAACATCTTTCTTCACAAGCAAATCAATCATAGCCAGAAGGTCACCCAATTCTTCCTGCAACATTTGAATGTTCGTTCTGTCTTTACCGGGTTTTAATTGGTCAGGACCAAAGCGAAAACATTTGCTTATTGCTTGAGTGACTTCTGCACATTCTTCTTGCAGAATTAATAGAATTTCTCTAGTATCTTCATCCATAACGATATTATATCACAGTTTAACAAAAGGTGCAAGCACTGGAGCAGTCCATCCTTCAGGTTTCATAACTTTACCTGATTCATTCTTAATAACTTTGCCAGTCACGGAATCAATCTTGCATAGATTACTACGAGCAACCTCAGCCCAAGCACCAGGTACTTCAAAGCCTTTCATGCGGCAGTAACCTAGAATAACCCAAATCATGTCCATACATGCATCTAGTTGTTCTACATCATCTTTGGCTTTAAGTGCGTCTTGAAATTCCCAGTATTCTTCATTGATAAGATTTCGGTAGAGACTAATATTCTCCAGAGATGGTACTTGGTCACATGCGTCAATAAAAATATTAACGTCTTTATTCATATCAGTCATAATATATCCTATTGGTTGCGGGACCTGGAATCGAACCAAGAACTGAGGATTATGAGTCCTCCGTAATACCGTTTTACTATCCCGCGGTTGTTTTATTTAGTTTTCTGAAAAAAAGATTTGAAGATTCTCCAGTATCTTTTCATACGAGTTTCTTCAATCTTTTTAATGATAAGTTCGCCATTAACATAGTCAATGTCTAACAGGTCATTTGTTTTCCAACCCATATCTTTCATAAGTTCTTTAGGCAATTCAATTATTGCATCTCCGTTTTCACAGATTTCAATAACTTGTGATGTGTAAATTTTACTCATATTCTATTCACTCCGACATTACACTTAATCAAAAAATCAATACCTTGATTATCTCTATACGTATTACGATAAAATACACTATTGATGCCTGATTGATAAATCAATTTAGCACAATCTAAACAAGGCGCATGTGTCACATATAATGTTGCATCATCACTTGAATTGGTTGACTTTGCTACCTTTGCAAGTGCGTTTGTCTCAGCATGAAGCACTTCGGGTTTAGTTTTTAACTTATAACGAAGCCATGGAAGGTCTTCAGTTTTTGGTAACTGTTGTTCACTCCATGGCCACTGTTCTTTAATTTCTTCAGGTGACAACCAACCACCCGCGGTTTGGTCCATATATTCTTTATCTTCACAATTGTTATCCCAACCAGAAGGCATACCATTGTAGCCAATACCTATGATTGTGTTATCTTTTACAATAACACAACCAACTTTCAAGCGGCGGGCTGAAGATAACTTAGCGTAAACTTCAGCCGCAGACATATGAGCAGAATCAAACTTGTTCAATTTTATTTTTTTGTTTCTTTTCATGCACAACGGGTTTGTTTCCAATAAGTTGCGCTTGAATCATTGCATTCTTATACGAATGCCTTTCAAATGGATTAACGATAGTAGCCATGCGGCGTTTAACACTACGATTAATTTTAAAGTTAGGACCAGGTTTCATATCAAATCTCCAAAAATTTAAGTTCAAATCTATCTGCACGGTCTTCGTAACGAATGTAGCCACGTGGGTTACAAACGATTCTTGTGCTACCAATCATGTAATCAAAGTCTTCATGTGTATGCCCATGAGTCCATAGTTTAATTTGTGGATGGTCTATGATAAAATCATCCAAATTGGAACTATAGCCACCATTCATAATCACTTCTTCTTTATACCGAGGATGTGTTGACTGTTTGCTAGGTGAATGATGACCAACAACAACAAACTTTTGATCCCATTTACCTTCAATCATAATGCGAATGTAGTCCATCATTTGCTTATGGTCTTCAACAGCATCTTCTGGTGTGAAACGAGCCGCACGTTGTTTGAAGATGGGCTTTTCTCTATTGTCTACACCATGGATCTGTTCGTATGCTTTAAAATTTACCATGCGGTGACTGTTGTACACACAACGGAAGTCATTCATCATACCTGGCATTTGCATCAGAGTAATTGGATCTTCTTTGTTCATATCTGTCCACAAAGTGCCACCGATGAATGTTACATCATCAACAACAAAAGTATCTTTATCTAAGATATGGAGATTGCGTACATAAGAAAGCCTATCACGCAAAGTTGTAATAGTGTTCCGATAATCACCGTTATAGTGTTCATGGTTTCCCATAATATAAATGACATGCGGAAATCTTTCACCACATTCTTGAAAGAATTTATGATATTTTTCAGAGCGAACATTTTTATCAAAGAATCCAATATCATCTTTTACCATCAAGTCTGCGGCCACACAAATATCTCCAGAGAGAATAAGAACATTAGCGTTCTCGGTATTCTCAAAAGATATTTCACCAAATTCAAGGTGTACGTCGGATGCTAGAGCAATTTTCATAGTTTACTTTCTGCCTTCAAGTGCTTATTATAACACAAGAAGGCAGATTTTTCAGGTAATAATTAAACTTTTTCTTGGAGTAATTGTGGTTTACTTACTGTATTGATAGCAATTTTAACCGGTTGTTTTTCAACTGGTACAATATTGATAAGTTTTACTGTAAGAACACCATTATCCAAACTTGCACCATCAACTTGCACAGTCTCAGCCAACGTTACAGTTTTCTTAAACGAACGTGTGCCAATACCACGATGTAAATAGTTTCTGGTGTCATCAAGGCCTTTTTCGCCTTTGATAGTCAAAGTATTTTTCAACACCTCAATAGTGATTTCACTTTCGGCGAATCCAGCAACAGCAAGTTCAACGAGATAATTATTATCATCAACTTTAACAATGTTGTGTGGAGGGAAAGTGGTAGGTTTTTCCGTTAGCATGGTATCAAATGTGTCAAGTAGTCGGTCAAAGCCAACAACGGAAGGGTATAGATGTGTGAATCTTAATGTTGTCATAAAGTTCTCCTTTAAAAGCAAGTTAAAAAAATGTTACCCCGAAGGCATAACTTCCAGCTTACCTTATACTGGTCCAAACTATCGTGTCGGAGGTGTAATTACACGGACGCCTTATACCGTAGCATCAAACAGCCCTAAGGTGGGTACAGTTATTTATGCAACTTTACGAAGGCCGAGCCATTTACAAAGTATTTTCTTTGTGGTTCTTCCGGCTTGTAAACTTGAATAAATGTCATTGTGCTATCCACTCTTTTCTCATACAAATTGCTGGTGCAAACAATCTCACCAGTATAGATGTTCTTCAACTCCGTAATCTTCTCTTTCAATTTTTTCATAATTTACCCCAATCATTCTTGAGATTTCTTTCCAATGTTATATTTGCTGACTAGTTCCCATTCATCTTTTTCTTTGTAAGATATAATCTTAATTTGATGGATTGGAGCAATCTTGTCTACCATAATGTCGGGATTAACAATCTTAACTAGACCCCATTCTTCTAGGAGTTTAGCTATTGCGTTTCGCCTTTCAATATCGTTATCTATGATGCTAGATGGTTTTCCGTCTAGTGCGAATAGTTCTTTGAAGTGGACAATATAATACTGTCCGCGTTTATGTAAGATGTGGCAAGACTGGTATAGAACCCGTTCTTTACGTGAGGATACACCAATTCTGGTTAGTGTCTCTCTTACTTTTAAGAAGTCATCGTGTTCGTTTAGCGTCACCTCAACAAAGGTTGATAAGTCGACCATTTCATTTCCTTAATCCACCGATATCGGTTTTTTCTTTTAATTCTTGGATTTGTTCATCGCTAAGTAGGCGCAAGGCTTCACGGGCTTTAGAATCGGATAGACCGAAGTATGTCTTTACACATGCTATATCTTCACTTTTTTCAGCCTTAACCCACTTATTGAAAGGTCTTTTCTTGGACCTAACTATATTTAGTAAATAGTCACTTTGCAGTTTCTTGTCTAGGATAGCCCTACGATTCATTTCATTAGCATACATGATACAATCCTTGTGATAGGAAAGCGCACGATTCACCAGAAATGGTTCATAGGATTTCTCTGTAACATCATCTACAATCAACTGCTTTTTACCTTGCAGGATCTCATTTACATATTCAAAAGGATTCATTATAGTTAAAAATTGGTAAAAAATATTTGGAATTCTGGATAAAATTTCTTTTAAGTCTTATTTCCAGGCGAGTTTTACTTTTATAAATTTTAATGTCTGCGAAATCATAGTCTATAAGAGAGTTTATTTTCATATAATGTTTTGATAAAATGTAATTGTCATCGGAATATAAAACTATATCTCCAGTTGGTTTAAAACCACAGATAGAACAATCCATAGAATTTTTATCTCTAACTATAATCAATAAACGATAGTCTTTTACAGAACAAACTTTATCTTGCCAGCCATCTACAAATAGTGACCAAAGAGAATTGGAATTATTATCATAAAAATATGAAGATGTGGTTTCTTTAAACGTCTGATATAAACTTGCTTCTGTTGTGTGTGACCCATCTAATATACTTATAGATTTAACATCACAACCTACATTATTATAACTTACATCAACAATTGAGTTGCCAGCACCTGACCAAATGGAATTCTCCAAACTTTCACAAACAACATATTCCCATATTTCTTTTCCTAAACTTAATGGATATCCTTTGTCTAAATATTTTTTCAAAGGTTGAATTATATTAGATATTTCGGTTTGGAATATTTCTTGAAATCTTTTTCCCAAAAATTCTTTAAGTTCTAAACTTTGCATAGGAATAAGAAAAGTTTTTTCTTCAATTTTTTCGCCGAATACATTAATCATCACATAAGCATTCTAATCAAACCAATCGTATCAATCGTAGTCAACAATAGGTAGTTAGCCAGCATGCCAAAAGATTTCCTAGTCCAAGAAGCCCAAGCATAGATAGCACAGCCAGTAATCCAAATAGGATATAGAGCCAAGAGGGGAGGAGTTGGTACGGTAAGTGCCATAGTAATACTACACCCAATACTAATAGCCCAGGCAAGCAACTCAGCAACAAAACGAATACGATTAGAACGGTAGTCATCTTTGATCCAATCAAATGTGGGCTTAAATAAATCTAGTATCATAGATTTTCCGATTCAAGTTTAACATCATGGTGGTGTTTTAGTTTCAAGTATGCATTGAAAACAGACTTAGGCACGATGCCGTCTCCATACTGGTATGTAATCTGCTCAATCGCTTTAACTAATTCCCGAGAATATTTAATCTCAGTGGCTGTTCCAATTGGATGTACTTCAAAATCACTCATACAAACTCCACGCTTACCATAAGTTCAGTCAAACAAGCAACGGTGTTAATCTCAGCATCAGCAACGAATGCTTGCTTGTATTGATAGTCGGCTAGAATAATAACCGCTTGAGGTATGCTTTGTGGTTGCAATACTTCATAAAGACTATCATACAGTTTGCGATACAATGTTGCGGCATCAAAATCAGCAGTAGCAACCCATTTACGAATTGCACCAAAGTCTTTGTTCTTCAAGTGCTTGGTGATTTCTGCAATTGATATATCACCAATCTGTGCGAGAATACCAACATCAATCTTACCAAACTGTGAGTAGCGTTGCAACTCATTCAAGATGCGCCGAAAGTCTGGAAAGTGTTTCTTGATTAACTCAGCAATTACCTTGTCTTCATACTCAACATTTTCACTTTGCAAAATTGACTGAATGCGCTTGAAAAACTGACCAGCCATCTTTGTCTTTTCATCATTCTTTAATGTAAAGTCAACAACTGCACACCGACTATGTAGTGGGTCAATGATACGATTTTTGAAATTACATGTAAAGATGAAAGAACAGTTAGATGCAAATTCTTCCATTGCATTACGCAAAGCTGGCTGGGTTGAGTTTGGATTTAGATAGTCAGCTTCATCAATGATGATAACTTTACGACCGCCAGTGAACGACATTGACGATGCAAAGTCTTTAATCTTGGTACGAAAAACATCAATGCCCGATTCATCTGAACCATTAATCATAATGTAGTCAGCACCAATCTGATTACACATTGCTTTCGCAACAGTAGTCTTTCCTACACCTGCACCGCCAGACAGCAACAGGTGTGGAATCTTTTCTGAATTTACATATTCTTGAAACGGCGTCTTCAAGCGTTCCGGTAGAATACACTCCTCAATAGTCTTGGGGCGGTGTGCTTCCGTCCACAATAAATGTTGCATAAAAACTCCATAATAAAAAATTCAAAAAAATCAACCTTCGCTGGTCGAGCCAAGTTCAGTAGCAACCCAATATTGCAATGGCTTTGTGGTGTTCTTAAAGTGTGCGATACCTTTAAAAGAAATAGAAACTTCATACTCACCTGGGATCATTTTCATGTTCTCAGTTTTGAAAAGCATCTTGTATTTCTTTCCATTGCCAGGAGCAACTTCAAGTTGATTAGTGTGTGTGGATGTGTTTTTGTCATCAAGTGCAGCCACAGAAACTTTGTCGCCATCTGATGTTACTGCAATGTGTGGTGTACCAAGAACGGATGAGGAACGCAAAATAAATTCTAGATCCGCTTGCTTAAGGGTGAATGTTACTTCTGCATCTGGCATTTTAACAGATTTATCGGATGCATTCTTAATCATAGTAGCATCACAAATTCGATATGTGATTTTACTACGACCAGTATTGTCATTGATAACAGCCGATTTAGTTGCGGTATCAATTTGAAGTTGCGAATTATCCTGATGCAATCCTAGGACTGCGAGGAATTTGTTCAAGTCATAGATACCAAAATCTTCATCAATCGTTTCGGTGATTGTGGTTTCAGCCAATACTTGTTTCTGTGCGTCACAAGTACGCAATACATTACCCTTTCGGAACATAATTCCATCGTTGATAGATGCAAAGTTTTTTAATACCGTTAGTGTGTCTTTAGACAGTTTCATTTTGTTTACCTTTGTTCAAAAAAATTTCGTCATCGCCAGTATACTCTTTTTCATCAAGATTGTCAATCAATTCTTGCATACTGGAAATAGTTTTTGGCTGTATGTAGGAAGAATTTTGCCCAAACACAACCATTTTGTTTAAGTCATGCAAAGAAGAAATGGCTGGCAAAGCGCCATACAATTTCACTTTGATATTGTTGCTCGATGCGCCACCAAAATATGCTTGCGAAAGTGCCTTCATTTGAAAGTCCCATTTGCTAGAGAATTCTTCCAGTCGGTTGATATAGCAATGTGTGATATCACTGCCAGTCAAAATTCCGGTGTGTACAACAACACGGATTTCTTTTCCTGGATATTCAATTGCTAAGTGGCTTGCAGTTGATACTGCTTTGTAAACGTATTCCGAAGAAATGACATAGTAAAGAACATCTTTTTCTTTCGTTGTCTGAAAGACAACTTGCTTTTTAGGAATGTTATAGAAACCGTGGCGACCCATCCAACGTTTAACATCGAAGGTTTTGTTCCATGCAAGAATAGTTCCGTAAACTTTATCTTCAAATTGATTGTAGATTCGATAGGCTAATGTTTCACGTTTAGCTTTAGAGAAACAACCTTTGCCAGCGCATTGATTGATACGGGCTGCAATTTCCAAAATGTCGTGTTTGATCCAACCCATTTGAATTGCATAAACACATTCATTGAATACATCTTCAAGGCTCAAATCGCCAGCCGGGTCGTGATTAGAGTTTGCTCGGAGACCAAAAACGGAAGCATCCGATTCGGTGTCAACGCTATACACATCAACAATCAAATTTTGAAAACCCAAATCTGAAAGAATACCTTTACGTGTTCGCCCGTTCAAAGGAACAAGTCGACCATCAGGCAACAAACGAACTGCAACAGGAGGATGCTTTAGTTTAAATCCATATTCAACGATATCTTGTTTGATTTCTTTGTACTTTGGATTACCACCACCTTTTCTTGCCATTTGAGTATTTTCAAACTCGGATTCCCAAGAAACATCCTTCATATCAACCAGCAGTCTGGAAACATATTTCGCAGTCTTTGGCAATTCTTCACCATAAAATTCTGGGAAGGCTTCTTTAATAACTAGTTTTTTAGAAACATTCAGATGCTGTTCCGTAAATTTTTTAGTTGTCAAAACATCAACACTAATTTCGTTGCTCATAATATAATTACCTCATCAAGTTAAGTTACATGTATCATATCATGGATACATGTGCAAGTCAATCAATTCTGTTGTTTATTCCCCACTATCCAAAGAATATTTAACATCATGTTCATATAGGAATGATAAGCAACACATAGCATGGGCTAGGTGATGTATACCTGATTCTGGGTCTAGTTTCTCACCCATTTTCCATGCCCATAGATGGCGTTCCAGTGCATCAAAGTATCTGCGTTTGGAATCGGGAACTCTTTTCCAGTTATCTCTCTCATATTTCTGAGCACCGAAAGTGAGAACCCGTACCATTTCTTGTTGAGCAAGAGGCGGAATCAAACCATATTCTAGTTTGTTTCCGTCAAACTTACGACCGCCTGTAGTTGCAGTCTGTGATGCTTTGATATCATCAGGTTTTGGCGGCAACCAAGTTGTCATTATAGTTTTCCTGTCAATTCAGCAATCTTAGATAGGTTACCAGTGAAAGGATATGTGCCAATATGCTGTGTCTTCATCCATGGGCACAAGAAGATAGAACCACCAGTTTTGCGCCATAGTTGACAAAACATATAGTCTTCACTTAGGTATCTTTCAGAACCACCGCCTGTTGCGCTATCAAGTGTATCAATCACGGTATCAAAATATGCATGGATATATCTTGAACCATCAAAGTGTGCTTGCCCAACGTGGTCAGGTTTGTAACGCAATTGAGGATATTTTTCTTCCAAGATTGGAAATACTTCTCGCTTGACCATCATGTAGCCAGTACCAATCTCCAAAACTTCTAGAGGTTCAGTCACGGAGAATTGTTGAGTGCCTTTAACAACGTTAAACACATAATCGCCAACAAGATTTTCCAACTCTTGAGGTGCTAAGTCTGGATGTTTACGTGCGGCCAGTGCGATGTT